TATATTTGAACAGACAATCGAAGAGGCAGAATACCAAGGTAAGAAAGTAGAGCTGAATAATCCTATTCGTACTTCAGAGAATAAGAATAAGAAATTTAAAGTATACGTCAAAAACGAAAAAGGTACGGTTGTGGTAGTTCGATTCGGTGACCCCAATATGGAAATCAAAAGAGACGACCCCAAACGTAGAAAAAACTTTAGAGCACGACATAGCTGCGACAACCCTGGACCGAAATGGAAAGCTCGGTACTGGTCTTGTTACCAATGGAGAGGCTCTGCAAAGGTAGATAACTAATATGAATAAAAACGAAGGCACTCGCCTAGATAGAATAGAAGAGAAGATTGATAAGCTATGTGATGCAGTAGTATCACTTGCTCGTGCCGAGGAGAAGATTCATAGTCTTGAAGAAAAGACGGTGACTATCTGGCAATCTATTGACGATCTACACACAAAATTTGATGAAATGGAAGAACGCCTTCGTGATGCAGAGGTACTATTAGCAAAATCTAAATCAACAATTTCAAATGTTGTTCAACTAGGCTTAATAGTCATAGGAGCAATAATCACTGCCGGCATCGGCGCAATATTAATGGTAAATTAAAGGAGAATAATAACATGTCATTTATAGGACACAGATTAGAAGATATCGCTGGCCTAGCTGATGCAGCAAAAGTAGTTGTCGAAGGCAAAACCAGTATTTACGAGCTAGTAGCAGACCTCACATCTGAGGATGTCGCTAGTTTTATGGGAGCCGCAGCTTCCGCAAAAGAAGAAGGCAAAGACAGCTTTGTATTCGATGGAAAAGAATATCCAGTAACAATAGCAGCAGATGTTGCTAAAAAGATCGCCGACGCTAAAGAAGAAGAAGAGCCAGAAGACGAAATCGAAGAAGAAGAAATCGTTAGCCTTATAGACGCTATTAAATCGGGTTCTCACGTCAATGAAGAGGAAGAAGAAGACATGACCGAAGGTGGAGCAATCGCAGCTAATATTTTTAAGTCAAACGATGAAGTAACAATCGACGTTAAAACAGGAGTTGATGGTCACCAAGACAAGGACGAAGAAGAAGAAGACGGCGAAGAAATAGAAGCAGAAGAACCAGAAGTCAAAAAAGAAGCTCTTGACCCAGTAGGTAAAGAGGACGACGACATTGACAACGATGGTGATGAAGACGAAACTGACGAGTACCTTAAAAAGAAAAGATCCGCTATTGGAAAAGCAATTGATGGCGAAGAAGAAGAGCAAAAAGAATATTTTGATTTGGCTCTACTTGGAAAGCTTATTTCTGAAGGCATTGAACTCGACGAAACCAAAATGAGCGACCTTCATCAAATGGTTTCTGGTGGAGAAACGGACCCAAAAAAGATCGCAAAAGAACTAGGACTTAAAGCTTCTGAAGATACTCATGATGCGATCGCTGCTTTAATTAAAGGTATGAAGTAAGGCCAGCCCTTATAAATACTTTTGATGTCTATATTATGAGTGAAGTGAATCTTAAAGATAATAAGTTTCAAGTATTTGATGATATCATACCAGAGGAAAACCAAGACGCATTAGAGAATACTCTTTTGTCGTCTTATTTTCCGTGGTACTATAACTCAGGTGCTTTAGAAGATGACCAATTGGGTGACCATAAAAAATTAAATCCAGCTTTTAAAGCTGATTTTCAATTAACGCATAGAATTGTTTGTCAAGGACAAATTGAATCTGACTTTTTCCCCGTTATAAACGATCAGCTTTTGATACCATTAGAATACGATGGTAGACATGTAAAGAGAATCAAGTGCAATATGCAGGTAAATAATAATTATGAAGTAAAAGAAACTGGACCGCATGTTGATACTGATGAACCCCATTATGTTGGATTATATTACGTGAGTGATTCAGATGGTGATACAGTTTTATATAATGACGATATGACAGAGATGGCGAGAGTGGCACCTAAAAAAGGAAGAATGGTATTCTTTAGAGGTGATATAATGCACACATCTTCTACACCAAAAGAATACAGACTTAGACCAGTAATCAACATTAACTTGAAAAATACCTTTGTATAAATAGTATAATCATCATAAATATAATTGATGACTACTATATTATTACCAACTGAAAAAAACATCAAGACTTACGCGGTTGAGCATTATGTCAATAAGGCATGTCTCACTGCCGATGAGTTTTGGGATGATTTCAACAGAATTAAATATATTAAAAGACTATTAGGAAGGTACATCAAAGACGGAGAAATAAAAGAAAGACTAGTGTTAAACCATTTAATATCGTTCTATAACGTGTTTGATATTCAAGCCGCAAATAGAATGATGTTCCTTAAAGTGACTGAAGAGTGTCTTCCGTCGCTAAAAACCTTTCTAGTATATTTAAACTACCTTCCGCAGGGTTGGTATACTAATATTCCGTTAGATGAAAAACTCATTAACATTCTAAGAAAACTATGACACAACAATTAAACGAGTTTATTAAGATAGCAGACCAAGCCTTCGCACTTAGATTGCTTAGGTTAATGACTATGCCGGTTGAAAAGACTGGCGCTTATAAGGCTGGTGTGATTGATAAGGAGTATAAACTCGCAAAACCGAAAAACGAATTAACTTCTGGTGATAGAAAAGTTTATACTATGTTTCATAAGTTGGCCTTTAATTTAAGAAAGCTAATCCGCAAAGTTCCACTGATCGGCAAGCTTTCACTCTCATCTTATTTAGCAGCCCTATGGTTAATAAAAGACCACACCGAACTGTCCGACGAAGAAATTTCAAACATATTAACTGAAGTAACTGGAACAAATATTAAAGATATTCCATTGGTTGAGACAACCCTTTTTATAAATAAAAACAATCAGTTAGAGAAGGGCACTTACGTTTTAAACAAAAATCTTCTGCTTCCGATTTCAGGCGAATCGCTTGTTAAAGAGGGAACAGAAGTAATTGTCAATGAGTCTTGCATCCCGCATGGTTCAATACTAGGCACTCCGGTGTTCGAAGTGTATCACCCTAAAACTAAAAATAGAGTATACATAACACCAGGAGATATAAAACATGTACAGTAGTATTACCACCGCAATTCAAGAAATTCTTAACAAGGATATTAAGACAATTAGAAAAGACATCGAGGAGAATGACACCGTAGCCGGTAACGTTCAAATTGTTGACAAGCCCCTACTGAAAAAGAAAAAAGTAGTAAAGAGGGAACCCTTAGAAATAAAGAAATAGTTCTTTACTTTCTCAATTAATAGTGTATAATAGTATTAAATTAGGAACAAATATGTCAACAATCTTCGAAGAACAGATATCACGCAAACCAGACCACTACCCATGGGCTAATCAATTTATCGAATCCATGCACAATGGATTTTGGACTGATAAGGAATTTAACTTCCAATCAGATATACAGGACTTTAAGGTACACCTCAACGAACGAGAAAAAGAAATGGTCGTGCGGTGTCTTTCTGCTATTGGACAGATTGAAGTAGCAGTCAAAACGTTTTGGGCTAAGCTCGGCCAGAATCTTCCGCACCCTAGTCTCACTGACCTCGGCTATGTAATGGCTAATGTAGAGGTGATTCATAACAATGCGTATGAAAGACTAATTAAGCTATTAGAAATGGAAGACGTCTTTCAAAAGAATCTTGAGCTTGATATCATTCGCAATCGGGTTAAGTATTTACGTAAATACAATCATAAGTACTATAAGGATTCAAAAAAGCAATATGTGTATTCGCTTATATTGTTTACTTTATACGTAGAGAATGTTTCGCTGTTTTCACAGTTCTACACTATCAATTATTTTAACAGATTCAAAAATGTATTGAAAGATACTGCTCAACAAGTAGCATATACATCTAAAGAAGAATTGATTCACTCAATGGTAGGAATTAAATTGATTAACACCATTCGTCAAGAAATGCCCGAGCTATTTGACGAAGAGTTCTGTGAACTAATTAGAACTCAATGCGTTAAAGCGTATGAAGCAGAATCCGCTATCATTGAATGGTCAGTGAATGGATATCAGTCGGAGAATCTAAGCTCTCCGATTATGAAAAACTTTATTAAAAATCGTTTAAACGAAAGCTTAACCGATATAGGAATAGAACCCGTGTTCACTGACGTCGACAGTGAACTACTTGAAAAAACAACGTGGTTTGATGAAGACGTGCTTGGCAATACTGCTACTGACTTCTTCTTTAAACGACCAACAGAATATTCAAAAAACGATAAATCTTATGGCGAAGATGACTTGTTTTAGTATAAATCTATATTATGAATGCACACATAAAAGCAATATTGAAAAAACTTGAGGGACAAAGAGACCTCGCTAAAGCAGACTTAGAAGTCTATCTAACGGCCCCCGCAGGAATTGGAGAGCATCCAGGTATCGGCCATGAAATAGAAATACTTATTGGTCAGGTCGATGACTTAGACGGTAAGATTGACACGATTAAACGATATTACGAATCCCCACGTACAGCAGGAAATAGCTAATATGGGAGACAAATACTATTGGTTAAACGAGGATAGTCGTCTATTTTTAGAGCGTGGTTACCTAGAAGGTAGAGAAACACCAGAGAGTAGAATCCGCAACATCGCTAAGACTGCTGAAGAGCTTCTAAAAAAAGAGGGATTCGCTAAAAAGTTCGAAGAGTACATGGCCAATGGCTGGTACTCACTTGCATCGCCAGTATGGGCAAACTATGGTAAGAAGAGAGGTTTACCCATCTCTTGCTTCGGTTCCTATATTGATGATACAATGGAAGAAATTCTATACACTGTAGCAGAAGTCGGTATGATGTCAAAACTTGGTGGAGGGACCTCTGCATACTTTGGCCATCTTCGAGAAAGAGGCCGTGAGATTAAGTCGGGCGGTCACTCATCTGGCCCGGTGCACTTTATGGAATTGTTTGAAACTGTTACTAATGTAGTATCACAGAGCAATGTGCGTAGAGGGTCATTCGCAGGTTATCTAAATGTAGACCACCCCGACGTAGATGAGTTTCTATCAATTAGAAATGAAGGTCACCCTATTCAGAATTTATCATTCGGTGTAACGGTGTCTGACAAATGGATGAACTCGATGGTTGAAGGCGATAAAGACAAGCGTAGAGTGTGGGGCAAAATAATTAAGAAACGATTCGAGTCTGGTTATCCGTACATTATGTTTAGTGATAATGTAAATAAGAATAAACCAAAGGTATATAAAGATAAGAAGAAAACTGTATGGGGTTCAAACCTATGCTCAGAGATCGCGTTATCTACTGAGGTTGGCCAATCATTTGTATGTTGTCTCTCTTCAATGAATCTACTTCATTACGAAGAGTGGAAAGATACTGATGCAGTCGAAGTATTAACATACTTCTTAGATTCTGTAATGACAGAGTTTATTAATAAAGCATCTGAGATTCCATTTATGAAAAGAACTGTAGAGTTCGCGACCACTCAAAGAGCATTGGGTATTGGAGTACTCGGCTGGCATTCGTATCTTCAAAGTGAGAAAATACCATTTGAATCTTTACAAGCTAACATGGCTAATATTCAGATTCATAAATTGATTCAAGAAAAGTCTCATGCAGCTTCTAGAGAAATGGCAGAAGTATACGGTGAACCAGAATTGCTTAAGGGTTATGGTATGAGAAATACTACCACAATGGCAATTGCTCCTACTACATCAAGTTCATTTATTCTTGGCCAAGTATCACCAAGCATTGAACCCCTGAATAGTAACTACTTCGTGAAAGACTTAGCAAAGGGTAAGTTCACATATAAGAATCCAGAGTTAATAAAAGTTCTAGAAGAACACGGACAAAACAACAAAGATATATGGAAATCTATTTTAGTTACCGGAGGTTCTGTACAACACCTTATGTTCTTAACTGACGAAGAAAGAGCTGTATTCAAAACATTTGGAGAGATATCTCAGAAAGATGTTATTATTCAAGCTGCATCTAGACAGAAGTATATCGATCAGTCGCAGTCATTAAATCTAATGATTCACCCATCAACCGCGCCACGTGATATAAATAAGTTATTAATAGAAGCGTGGGAGTTAGGTGTTAAAACTCTATATTACCACCGAGGAACTAATCCTGCTCAAGAATTAAGTAGAAGCTTATTAACCTGTTCAAGCTGCGAGGGATAATGGAAGAAGAAATTTATATAGAGTGCGACCATTGTGGCGCCAAATACACAATTATTTCAAATGATATCCGCATGTCTGAACTCGGCGAAAATGACGAATACGACATCTGGCCTCAATATTGTCCATTTTGTGGAAAAGAAATATATATATAAATAACTCTGTGAGTGAATGGACATATAATGGAAAGCTATTTGAGTCTGATATGATAGAAGAACATATTGGATTTGTGTATGAAATAACAGATACACAAACCGATATGAAGTATATTGGTAAGAAAAAGTTCTGGTCTAAAGTCACTCGCCCACCCCTAAAGGGCAAGAAAAACAAAAGACGTTCAGTTAAAGAATCAGATTGGAAAACGTATCATGGCTCAAGCGAAACCGTCAAAGCTCTTCTAGAGAATACCGGTGAATGGAGATTCGAGCGGAAGATACTACGGCTTTGTAGTTCTCTTGGTGAGATGACGTATTACGAAATGAAAGAGCAGATAGACCGAGATGTTCTATTAAAACCAAAAGAGTATTATAACGCTTTTGTGGGTGGGAAAATCCATCGTAGACATCTAGGACATTTGATTAAAAAAAGTGATTGACACTTGCCCTAAAATAGGGTAATATAGTAAACATAATGATATTAGTAGATTATTCAGGTATAGCAATGGGCGCACTATTCGCTCGAGGTGGTGGCGAAGATGAAGGCTTAATTCGTCACCTTATTTTAAATTCGTTGAGAATGTACAACGTAAAACACCGAGAAGAATATGGTCGAATGATTGTATGCGGAGACGGCGGCTCATGGCGAAAAGACTATTACCCAGAGTACAAAGCCTCTCGAAAGAAGAGCAGAGACTCTGATGGTAAAGATTGGGAATCTATTTTCAATACCTTTACTAAAGTCCGCAATGAAATTTCAGAGAATCTTCCGTTTGATGTAGTACATGAGTATGGAGTAGAAGCAGATGATATTATTGCTACTCTAGTTCAACAGACTCAAGAGTTTGGTAAGCATGAACCGGTTATGATTATCTCTGCCGACAAAGATTTTATTCAGTTGCATAAACACGCAAATGTAAAGCAATTCAGTCCACTGACTCGTAAGATGATTACTCATGAAGACCCTATTGCGTATTTACAAGAGCATATCTTTAGAGGAGACTCTGGCGATGGCGTCCCAAATGTTTTATCAGACGACGACACTTTCGTTGACGACGAGAAGAAACAAACTCCTTTATCTAAAAAGAAAATTGCGGCATGGCTAGAGGGCTATTCTAATCTACAAGATGTAATGCCCACCCAAGCTTATCGCAATTATCAAAGAAACAAAAAGGTAATTGACCTAGAAGAGATACCAGAAGAGGTTACGGCTAAGATTTTAGATAACTACAACGCAATCAAATCAACCCCAAATATGAAAGTACTAAACTACCTAATTGTTAATCGATTGAATAATCTAGTTGAATCAGTAGGCGACTTTCACCGGAAATAATATTATGTCTAAATTATACGAAACATTAGAAAAAATAGATAAACTAAAACAACATAAGCGAAAAGTTGATCAGCTTAAAGAGGCTGGCGATTTTACCCTTAAAACAGTTATACAAGGAACATACACAAAGTCCATTGATTTTAAAATGCCGCCAGGTAGTCCTCCGTTAGAGGTAGACGAAGAAAAAGACGACATTGAAATCGTGCCACGCGAGTTAAACGAAATGATTAAATTCTGTATGAACTTTAAATACAAGCAGTGGCAAAGAGAAACTAAGTTCATCAACTTCTTAAAAAGGATATCACCAAATGATGCTAAAGTACTAGTAGCAATGAAAGATAAAGACTTGTCTACTCTGTTTCCAACATTTACAGAAGAATTTATAAAGGAGGTATTCCCGCAATATGTTAAATAATGTATTTGATTGGTTTGAATTAAAGACTGCAGAAGTTTTTAATAATATTGACAAGCTCTTCGCGAAAAGGTATGATTATAAATATGAAGAAATGTCAAAGGATGAACTAGAAGAGCTAGGCCGTGAACTCGGTCTTGAGCTCGATAAGCGGTTTAAGAAAGAAACACTAATTAGACAACTTAAAGAATTTGACGATGATTTATTAAAGTAAATGAATATATTTGTACTAGATAAAGACCCAGTGGTCGCGGCTCAAGAGCACTGTGACAAACACGTGGTAAAGATGATTGTGGAGTCGGCTCAAATGCTATCGACTGCCCATCGCATTCTAGACGGAAAAGAAGATAGACGGCCGTCTAAGTCAGGTAAACGCATGGTTCAATACTGGGAACTGCCCGACGAAAGAGAAAAACACTTCTATAAAGCTGTACATATGAAACACCCTTGTACGATATGGACTATGGAAAGCATAGCAAACTATCGTTGGCATTGGAAACTGTTCAATGCTCTTTGTGCAGAATACACGTATCGATATGGTAAGGTACATAAAACAGATTCGCTTCTTCGCAAAGACCTTTTCTATGGACCAGCTAATATTTCAAATGATGGTCTAACACCTTTTAGGATGGCTATGTATGAGGAGTGTAAAGGACCCGATGTAGTCAAATCTTACAGAACATACTACCACGCCAAAGATTTTAAGATGGTATGGACAAATCGTTCCACCCCAAATTGGTGGACTAAAGCATCATAAAGTCGGGCTTTCAAAGCCTCCGTTTTCCTAAATAGAATTAAAGGGAAACTATGGCCAAAGATAAGGGAAAGTCAAAGGCTGATGCGGAAGAACTATCCGTAGACGAAGCTGCAAATATTGTTCAAAAGCTCTCAAAGCCTGATAGGCAGAATGAAGAGTTTGAATTACTGAAGAAAGCGTCCGCGACCTTGCTCGGAGAGGTAAAGCCTGGATTTGAATTTGAAGAAGACGAAGAAGATGGTGGTGGTGGCGGCTCAAAGATAGCCGAAGAATTAGCAAAACCGCCCGGTACACTAGAACAGATAGGTACACAACTTGCAGCATTAGGACCAGCTGGTATAATAGCACTAGGGTCTGCAGCGTATTTCCAAGTCGACACCGTAGTTGAAGAAACTCGAGTAGTTCAGCAGGTAGCTGAAGAAAAATGGGAAGAAGTTAAGTTCGAACATCCAAACATTAATTGGGACGACCCTCTTGCAGGGTTTACTACAATTCTTGGTATGGGTGATATTGAAATTGATTTAGACCCACCTACTCCTCCCGCTCAACCAGAATCAAAAGGAACAAATGAGCCTACAACAATACCTAAGGGAACAGAACCGGACGGAGAAGAAACTCCAACGGAAGAAGTTTCTGAAGAACCCGCTAAGACCTCTACTAAGTCTGATACAAAGGACGAAGATTCGAATGAGGAAGTAGAGGAAGAAAAAGAAGAGCCTAAGAAAAAGAAAAAGGGGTTCTTCTCAAAACTTTTAGGAGGCGATGATGAAGAAGAGGCTGAAGAAGCCGAGGAAGAATCAGAGCCTGAACCAGAAGCTGAGCCAGAAGAAGTAGAAGAAGAGGCTGAGCCTGAAGAAGAATCTAACGAACCTGAGCCGGAAGCCGAGGAGCAGGTTGAAGAACAACCCAAAAAGAAGAAAGGTTTATTTAGTTTTCTCACAGGCGGAGATGACGATAAGGATGAGCCCGAATCTGAAGAACAAGGAGAACCAACACAAGATGGCGACACAATACCAGATGAGCAAACAGAAGAA